AGGAGACCTGGCAACCCGTCTCGCAAGCCATCTCACAGCCGGTCTGGCAGGCGATTTCACATCCCGTTTCGCAAGAGACTTCGCAGCCCGTCTCGCATGAGATCTCGCAGCCGGTTTCACAGGCGATCTCGCACCCGGTCTCACAACTGACTTCACACCCGGTTTCGCAGGCGGTTTCGCATCCCGTCTCGCACGTGACCTCGCAGCCGGTTTCACAGCTGAGCTCGCATCCTGCCTGGCAACTGGTCTCACATGCGCCGCAGGCCAAGGCGTCCTCGCAAACGACTTCGAGCTGGATGTATTTGATGTCGCACGGGTCATCGAGCGGCCACGCCAGGATCATGGTGACGCCGGCGACGGGGCCCAGGGACACGTTGCCCGAACCGGTCACTTGCGCGATGTCCGGGTTCAGGACGCGGTAGCCCAGATCGGTCTTGCGCTTTCCGTAGGCGGTGAGGGGGAAGCTGATCGCCTCCTCCTCGCACTGCACGCGCACGACCTTGGGAACGATGTCCCAGTAGCCGAGGTCCAGGTTGTCGAGTGCTTGACAGTCCATTTCGTTATGCCAATGTGTCTTCACTGCCGGTCGCGATGACCGCGCCGCACGCGGCGATGTCGCCGATCCGGGCGGTGGGCCGTCCTTCGATGATGGTGTCCGTGTCGCCGGTACAGATCGGCGTCATGCCGTGGAACGGCAGCGGGCAGACGTGGAGATCGCCCATGCGCGCCGCCGGGCGGCCGTTCACAAAGGTTCGCCGCGCGCCGGTCACGATGACGCCTCCGTGACTGCTGATGTCGCCCAACCTCGCCTGCGGCCGCGCCATGTCGTTCTCCAGAGAACTCCAAAACAAAAAGCCCGGAAACCGAGAACATTTGCTCTCGATCACCGGGCTTGAGCCTTCAATGCGAAGCGCCCGAAGCGCTACGCTTGAGTCTTCAACGCCTTGTCCAAACTACGGATTGATGAAGGCCTTGTTCTTCGCGTTGACGGTCACGTTGCCGTTCACCGCGTCCATGACAATCGTGCTTCCCACCTTATCGCGGACCAGGATGCGCTCCCGGCCCGCGGTCGAATCGATGATGATCTCCTGCTGGAAGTTGAGGCCGGAGAGGACCACCCGCTCCTTGTCCTTCGTGGTGTCCAGCAGGAGCTTCTGAATGCGCGAGCGATTATGGTCACAGGATTGGATGTGTATCTTCTCCTCGTCCTGCCACGCCTCCCACCGCACGAACTGCCGGCACAGATCCGTAATCTCGATCCGCGCCTTGCCGTCCTTGATGTCCTCGGCCACGTCCAGGCAACGTCCGCCCTCGGCCTCCTGCGTGCCGCGGCGGAGCGCGTTGTTCTCGTTCTTGTCGGCCTTCACCGGACAGAAGAAGTGGAGCATCTGTCCCGCGCGGTCAATGACCTTCAGAAACTCCTCCTCGTCCTTGTCGTCGGCTACGATGGTGTGGCCGGTCTCGGTCTTAAGCAGCACCTTGCGCCGAGGGCAGTAGTAGTCGGGATGCTGGTGGAACTTCTTGTGTTCTTCGTCGTCGGCTGGGTTGGCTTGGTGTTCGTTCTTGTCCTCGCAGTCCTTGCACTTCGCCTCACTACAGAGCCGTTTCGCCTCCTCGGGTTGCTCGCCGGGATCGGACTTGGCCAGCCAGACGCCGACCCAGATCGGATACCGCGCGTCTCCTCCCTCGAACTCGGCCCAGACAGACGCGCCTTCTTCAGGGACCAGGAACATGCCGATATCGTCGTTCCCACCGTAGGGGAAGCACGGCGACGCCCAGTCCGACCAGTTCTCATCGCCCGTGCCCAGGACCGCGGGGACTTCGAGCCGCATGCGGCCGAGGCGCTCCGGATCGTGATGGTCGCGCACGAAGGCCCGGTACTTCCCGAACCACCGGTTCTTGTATCGCTCCTCGTGCTGTTTTTCGTAGACGTCGATCACGATTCCTCCCCCGTATCCGCGTCCACGGTCACCATCTCCGGCGTCTCTTCCTTGGGCACTGGCGGCGCTTCCCTGTCGTTCTCCTGGCCCTGGGCGTCCTCGGACTTGTCGCCCGCGCCCTTGCCGAGGGCGTTGCGCTTGAGCTTCAACTCGCAGGAATACCCGCTCTCGCCGATCTCGTGCCGCACGCCCTGAACGTAGTACACCCCTGAGAACTTCCGCCCCACGCCCTTGACCTCGACGTTCTCCTTGGCCTTCAGGACAGGAATGCCGATGGTCAGGGCCGTGGCCTCGACCTGTCCCATCTCAGCTTCCTTGAACTTCCCCTCGGCCTCGTCCTGCGCCGGTTCCTGGGCTGGCTCCTCGTGGAACCCCTCGGTGCGCGCGGCCGTGGGCGTGATGTGGCCGGATTCCTGCTCCTCGAACTTCTCCTCGCCGGTGTTGCCGTCCACGAGGACCGTCTTCTTGCCCAGCGTGGTCCGCTGGGACGTCGTGTCCTTCGAGGCCTTGTGCTCGACCGGCTCCTTCTTGCGCGGGTCCACACCCACGGTCTTGGTTTCCGTGCCCGCTCCCTTCGCCCCCTGGCTCTGTGTCGCCGGTTTGAAACTGCGGAGCACGCCCTTGGTGTCCGTGAAATACTCGAGGACCAGCGCCGGCTCCTGGTCCAAGCCGCGCGGATGAAAGTGCAGTTCATCGTCCTGGACGTAGAAGACGTAACCCGTCACGCCTTCTCCGTCCTTGGCGCGGGCGGTCTCGGCCAGTTTCTTCAGGAACTCGGCGTCGGAGACGTTGCTCTGGGCCACGCGCAGGTGAGGCGCCTTGGTCTCGGTCACCTTGGGCGTGAGGCCGTACTTCGCCGCGATCTCCTCGGCGATCTCGGAGTACAGGATGCCGGGGGGCGGTTTGGCCCAGACCTTCTGGTTTTCGCGACCCGCCAGCTTGTGACCCTTGTCATAGGCCCGCAGCGTGATCTTGGGATCGCCGTCCTCGGGAAAGTCGTACTCGATGTCCTTGATGACAACCTTCTTCTTGGGCGACAGGTCGCCGGCGTAGCCGAAGCGCGCGGTGATCTCGTTGCCCTCCTGGAAGAGCGGATCGTCCACGAACTGCAGGTTCCGGTCGGTGACGGTCAATTCCAGGACGTCGAGCTCCTTCTCGTTGTCCTCGAACACGAAGGACCGGATCTCCTGCGTGATATCTGCAGACAGATCCTGTCCCTCGATCTGAATCAGGAACGTCGGCGCGTAGGTGTCCAGGTCCATCGTCAATGAATCCTCATCCGAGAATACTCATTTGCACGTGCTTGTAGCTCGGCATTCGCAGCGCCGAGCCGATCTCCAGGTCCAGCGGCCAGAAAATGTCGTTGAAGTCGGCGATCACCCACCACAGCCGCGCGTCGCCGAGATATCGATGCGCCAGGAGGTCGAGCCGGTCGTCCTCGACAACGGTGTGCATTCGGTCATCGTCGCGCGGCGTGGTGTCGATCTGCGGACGGTTGCCCAGGAACGAGCCATCGTCCTCCTCGCAGAGGATCGAAAACCTGTATCGCGACCGCTTGGTGATCATGCGCGCACCTCGCTGTAAGGGACGCTCTCGTCCACGTATTCCTCGAGCACGACGTCCACGTCGGCCTGCTGCGGCGTGAGCGTGTCCGGCTCGAACAGGCCGTGAAACCGCGCCTTGGCCTGGCGTAGGATGCAGAGCACGCCGGGGAACAGGTCGCCGAACACGAGGATCACACGATGCGGCGCGGTCTTCAGCATGGTGTCGGCGTACTCGGGATAGAGCAGCGACTGGAGCCAGCTGACCTTCTGCTGCACGTCTCCCTTGAAGAACTGGAGCTTGAACACGATCTTCCTCGGCTCGCCCGAGACATACTGATATCGCGGATGGCTCATGCCGGGAATGCGGATGGCGGCGAAGTTCGTGGCCTTGTCATCGACGATCTCGGACGGGTTGTATTGAAACTCCAACTCCCCGTCGCCGTCGGCGTCGATGAGGTAGCCCTTGATGGCAATGTCTTCCCAACCCATGGTGTCAGTTCATATCCTTCTCGCGTCTAAAGCGTCTCGTAATTCTTCACCTTCTGCTGGCGGATGTCCTTGTAGACCGCCTGCGCGATAGTTCGGCCATCGAGCTTGGAGACCACGGTGACGTTTACATCGATGGGCCGGTCGCCCAAGGCATCGAGTTTCGACAGCAAGGCTGCCAGCGGCGTCCCTGTTTCACCCGCCGCTGTGTTCGTCTGCGGGGCGGGCGCGATAGTCGTTACGCGCTCCGCGAGCATCCGCGTCCGCTCGATCTCGCGCTCCTTCACGACCGTGGGCGTGGGTTTCTCGACCGGCGTCGCCACTGCGCCCATGGGCCCGGCCTCGAGCAGCGGCGTCGGGGTTGTGTTCGCCGTGGGAGTCACGGGCAGGCGCATCACCTCCGGCACAAGCGCTGGCATCGCTGGCGCGGCCACGGCGCTCGTGACGCCAGCCTCTGCGACAAGCCGCGGCGCTGCTTCCGCCAGCACCGGGGTCAACGACAGCGTCCCGGCCAGGAACCCGGGCAGGGCGACGCCGGCCGCCTGCCTCAGTCCGGCGACCGTATCCCGCGCTCCCTGGCGCATCATCTCCCAGAAGGCGGAGTACCGGCTCCACACGTCGGACAGGACGTTGTCGAGCCGATCACCCGCCGCCGACAGCCCCGCCTGCATCCGGTTCATCAATCCGCCGATGATCGGTAGCCGCGAGAGGATGCCGCCGGTCTCCACCTGGGGCCGGACAACAGGCGCGTTGCCCTCTATGTTGACTGGCTTCGGTGAGACGATGCTCGGCTCGATCTTCGGTGAAACCACTGTCTTGCCAATGCCGCCGATGAATCCCCACACCTTGGAGAACACGGTCGCCGGCAACTTGCCCACGCGTTCGATACCCCCGGTGAGCGTCTCGAGGATGGCCCGGCCCGACGCGGACAGGTTGGCGAGCGGGCCCTCCTGCGCGTCAGAGAACGGCAGCAGCTTCCTCACCGCGCTGAACGCCTTCTTGACGGCGTTGTAGGGAGCGGTGATGACCGCCTTCGCGCCTTCCGCAACGGTGTTGAGCACGGACTTGCCCGCCTGATAGGCCGTGGACGCGACGTCCTTGACCACCCCCGCGCCTGAAGCGACCGCCGACTTGATGCCCTCCCATGCGCCGGTCGCCTTTCCCTTGATCCAGTCCCAAGTCCCCGAAGCTACGTCACGGAGCTTTGTGAACGGGGCCGACAGGAATCCCCAGGCCGAACTCGCCAGGGACTTCATGCCATCCCATGCGCGTGACGCCGCGCCCTTGATCCCTGACCAGACCGACGAAGCGGCGCTGCCGATCCATCGGAACGGAGCGGACACGACCGACCATGCCGTTGAACCGACACCCTTGATCGCGGCCCATCCGGCGGAGACGACGTTCTTGACGCCCGACCACACCGAGCGACCTACGAAAAGCGCCATGCGGAACGGCGCGGTAAGAATACCGACTGCCAGACTGCCCGTTCCCCTGACGAACTCCCAGCCGCGCGCGACCGCGCCCTTGACGCCCGACCATGCAGCTGAGGCGGCCTTGCCGAACCAGCGGAACGGAGCCGACATCGCCGACCATGCGGCAGAGCCCGCCCCCTTGACGGCACGCCAACCCGCCGAGACAACGCCCTTGACGCCGGCCCATATCTTCCCGGCCAGCGAAATTCCCACTCGGAACGGGCCGGTCAGGATGCCCACGGCAGCCTTGCCGACGCCTTTGACAAGCTCCCATCCCTTGGACACGACCGATTTCACGCCGGACCAGACCGCGCCGGCGATGCGTAGCGCGCCGCGAAAGATGCTGCCGATGATCTTCAGCGGCAGCATGGCTACGCCCAGGATGCCCTTGCAGATCGTCGTGATGATCGCGCGCCCCGAAGCGGTCAGCGTCGACAGCGGCCCCTCTTGGGCGTCGGAGAACGGCAGCAACCGCCGAAGCCAACTGAAAGCCCTCTTGATTAATGTATAGGGCAAGGTAATGGCAGACCATATCCCCTTGCCGATGGCCAGCAGGATGCCTTTGCCGGCCTCGAAGAAAGTCTTGTCGCCGGAAAAGAAGGCGCGAATGCTCTTCCATAGCCCGACGAGCGTCTTGACGATGGGGAGATTCAGGATCGCCGAGACGATGAGGCCGCCGGCCCACTTGAAGAACGCGACCGCGCCGGAGAACAGGCTCTTGATGAAGCGCCACGCGCCTGCGGCCACATCCTTTGCCCAGCGGAATGGCGTCGCCAGGTAGTGCAGGATCGCGCCGCCGATCTTCTTGAGGCCGTCCATGATGGAAATATCGCCCGTGAGCACTTGCCAGAGCGCGTAGGCGACCTTGACCACGGCGGCGATGGCCTGGATCAGCATTCGGAACGGCAGCGCGAACTTGTACAGAAATTTTCCGGCATAGATGACGCCCTGGACGATGCCCTTCACGAGCAGCACGACGCCGCGCACCACGAGCGCCACGATGCGGATCGTCCACGACAACGGGTAGATGATGAACTTCAGCACGTAGGCCCCGACCTGCGCGATGACGCCCAGGACCGTGCCGATGGTCTGGCCCAGGGAACGGAAGCTGGAGCCGTCCGCCGCCGTCCCGGCGACGCCGAAGATCTCGACGACCGAGAAAATCGCCTTGTAGAGCGCGCCATAGGCCGAGCGCAGCGCGCGGATCGGCGGCTCCAGGACCTTGGCGACCTTCTTGAAGGCCGAGATGATCGCGGTCAGGTAGCCGACCACATACTCCCGCGCGCGGTGGAACACCATGAAGACTGTTTTCACGAATCCCCACAGCCCCATGCCTTTGAGCTTGGCGGCGAGTTCGGCGCTGATCCGGCCCGTGCCGCTCGACAGGGACGACAGCAGCTGCCACAGCCCCTGAAACACGGCCTTGATCCGGGTGTACGCGCCCATAACCACGTCGCGAATGCCCGCGAAGTTGGTCTGCCAGGCCTTGCGCAGCAGATAGACCGCGGCCACGACACCGGCGATGATGGCGATTGCGGGGAGGATGTAGGCGGCAACGGCGGAACCCACAGCGGCCAGTGCGCCGCCGATGGCGATGAGTCCCGCCTTGATCGCCGGCAGCATGATGCCCACCATGCCCGCCGCGGCCATGAACCCGCCGACGGCCACCAACGCCGCGCCCAAGGCGGCCGACAGGACCAGCACGGCGCGCGTCAAACCGGGCGCGGCCTTCGCGGCCCGTTGGAGTCCCTGAATGATGTAAGAGACGCCTCGGATGAGCGGATTGACGACCGGCAGGAGCACCTCGCCCATGATCTCGAAGAGGTTGTGCATCTGCTGGGCAACCAGGCTCAGCTGCGAGCCGATGTCCATGTTCATGGCCTGAGCCATCTCGAGGGTCAGCCGCGTGCCTTGTCGCATAGACACGTTCATCTGGCGGATGTTGCCGGTAAGGTCGCCGATCTTGGTGTAGAAGAGGTCCACGACCGCCACGGCCTCGGCGCGCCCAAAGGCCTTCTGAATCTCCATCTTCTCCATGGCGTCGAGCGTCTCGCCGTATCGCGTCTTGAGCTTCTTCAGGATGGCCGTCATGCCGAGGAGGTTGTTGTTCTGGTCCACGAACTCGATATTGAGTTCCTTGCCTGCCTCGGCGGCGGACTTCATGAAGGCGCGGTACTTCGTGCCGGCTTCGGCCCCGGACATGGTCGCCTGGAGCATGCCGAGGATCGCCAGTTGCTCTTGAAGCGGGATCTTGGCCGTAGTCGCCGTCGCGCCAAGCGATGAGATCGCCGAGGCCATGCCGGAGCCGGTGGTTTTAAACGCCTGGACGCTCGCCGCCATCCCCCCGGAGAACATCCGCCCGAACTCGAAGTCGCTCATCCGCGCGTACATCTGCCGGTAGATGCCGTAGCCCGTAGCGAAGAGGCTGGTCATCTCAGCGACGGTGGATTTCGTCGCCTTGGCGGTGAGCGCCGCGAGCTTGGTGTATTCGCCCACGGCGGCGTCCGTGAGGGTTGAGATGCCGCTCTTGATGTCGTAGGCCGCGGCAATGAACTCGGCCTTGCTCGTGCCGCCCCAGGTGTTCGAGAACGATTCCGCGGCGGCCGACAAGCTGGCGAGATCCTTAACGCCCAGGGAGGCCATCTCGCCCAAGGCCTTCTGCGTGCGAAGCGTGGAGGTCACGACGACAGCGGGCACGGCCAGCAGCGCAAGCCCCGCGCCCATCATCATCGTGCCCCGCTGGATGAGCTGCATGTTGCGCTGCATGCTCCCCGCCGAGGCCGCGACCGTGGCGTCGAGGCTCATCATGCTGCCTTGGATACGATGGGCGTTGCGCGTGAACATGTCCTTCATGCTCACGACCACGCCCATGCCCAACTCGTTCATCATCGTGAATGCTTCTCCATCTCGCGCTTCTCAAACTCCAACTGCTGCTCCAGGGCCTCGGCGAACTCCAGCCGCCGGCGGATCGGCATGCTCAGCACGTCCCGGTAGCTCCAGTGCATGCCGCCGTAGGCCAGGAAGAAGACGTCCCTCAGGAGGCTACCGACGGGAACAAAAAAGCCGGCTCAGCCTCCAGGCGCGTGCGGATGCGCGCCCCGCAGGTATCGCAGGAGGCGTCCACCGCCGTGTCGATGCCGCCGTCCACGCGCGTCATCTCCTCGCGCAGGGCCGAGCGGTCACGTATGGACATCTCGTTGAGGTGCTTCTTGGACGGCGGCTGGGCATCGATGCTGAGGATGCGGATCATCATGGCCGTGGTGAGAGACGGCTGCTTCATCGCGGCCAACCGTTTCTCCTTGTGTCCGTCCAGGTAGCCGAACTTGACCACCTTGCCCGACCCCAGGAGTGTGAAGCCGAATTCACGCTCCTCGCCGTAGGGCGTCACTTCGAGGTCTTCCAGGTTGATCGTGACGTAGGTGCGCTCGCCGCAGGCGATGTTCGGGCAGGCGAGCTCAAGCTCCACCTCGTCGCCGAGCGACACCTGCCGCAGGCGCACCAGCGCGAAGAGCCGGTCGCCGGACAGCATGTCCAGGACGTCCTTCATGGCCGGCGAGTCGTTGTCGCCCACGCGCTTGATGCAGTTGGCGAGGACTTGGTTGATGGCCTCGCCGGTCTTGATGAGCCGCTGGTTGGTAAGCAGGTCCTCCTCGACGCCGGTCATCTCGACGAGGTCGACCTCCGGCCCGGACGGCAATGTGAACGTGTGCATTTCCGCGTCTCCTTTCTGTGCAAACAAAAAGCCCGCTGAAACGAGAGGATGTCTCTCGTCTCAACGGGCTTGATCCTTCAACATCCGCTGACGTGTCTCAGCGGACTTGAGTCGTCAATGCCTTGCGGAAGTCAACTACGATGAAGGCACCTTGGGTTCATTCCTGAACCGGCTAGTGCATTACGCGGTAGTCCTTCCACCTACAGTCATCGGTGCATAGGGTTCGCCCAAACAACTCCTCATTCAGAATATCGAGGATTTCGAGCGATTGAGCCAGACCGCCACAATACTGCGGCTCCAGAGCAATTGTGAATCCAACCAGACGCGGGAAGACGCACGAGATAAAGCGGCCGTCAAACGAAAGAAGCCTCTTGATGCTGCGCCTGCTGACCAAGCGCTCATCTCCGAGCTTGCCACCGCCCTCCTCGTCTTCGCGTGTAAAGTAGTCCAGATCGATGTCGAGGTACACGTGTCTGTCGTCTGCTTCCAGCGCGCGCACTAGATCGACTGGTCGGTCGAAATAGCGAATCGTGTGATCCCGGCCTCTACGATCTCGCTGTGTGCGTGTCGCCTGCTCAGGATACATGCGTCTACCTTCTCGGTTCTGTTTCAGGAGAACATAGACGTCGCTGAACATATTCAGATAGAGGGCTGGCGCAACGTGACCGTCATTGAGCCTGCGTAATCTGCACCAGCAGAAGAGACCAAGTTCGCTTCTGTCGGTCAGATCAAGCGACTTGAGATCATCGGCAATGAAGTCGCAATCCCCGCCAATATCGTCATGGTAGTCCACCGTCACCAAAACAGGAGGATCGAAGTCGTAGCCGGACTTCCGTGAATACCGGTCGTGTGCAAACAGCGCCCAGTAGAAGAAGGCGAACCGATGCTCATGAACGATGCCAACGGTGCAGCACATCTTTCTGGGATGCACTGGAGACTCCATGTGGATCGTTTCACAGCCCGGAGGCTCAAGCCAGCCTCGGACTTCGGAGAGCCACTTCCTTACCTGTTTGATGCCTGCCTTGCGCATCTATGTGCGAAGCTCCCGTCAGCTAGATCGTGATCAGCCCGCGTTTCTCGTAGACGCTCGGCGGCTCTTTCCGCCAAATGCTCCACAGGTTCGGCTGCGTTTGGGATCGGAGTATCTGTGGATCGCCTAAGCAGGCCTGAAGCACTCGGACTTCCGGCAGTCGGGTTCCCGTCGAAATCTCGAGCGTTGAGCGATGCGTGTCGCCAGACTCATCTCTGGTATTCGACCGCAGCCAGTCGCGCACCTTGCCAGAATCACGCCTCCGCTCCCACAGCCTGTAGAGTCGGGCAGCGCACCACATGACGAACGCCGCGAGGACTGCGCTGACAAGGTTAGTCACGACTTGTGAATAGGGCATGCAGTTATGTCCAATACTGGTAGCAGATCGACAGCTTCTCGATGGAATTATCCGTGTTTCCACCCTCCAGGTCGTCGTACTCCAAGACTTTAACCCACGCACCGTGCAATGTCCACCGCCGGGTTTCCTGGCCGGCGCGGTCGTAACGCACTATATCGATGTCGCGCATGTATTCGTCGGGGAGTTGGCCGGTCACGGCGTTGACGTCCACCTCCTGTTTGATCCAGTCGAGGGCGGCCGCGTCGGAGCCGTCCTGCAGGATGCCTTTCTCGAGGTTGATGTCGTCGAACTTCACCCGCCCGGCGACCTTCTGATCGAACATGGACCCGGCAGGCGCAAACGCGACCTCCTCGAACTCCGTCTTCGGCTCCGTTCCCTTGCGGAACAGAGCGACGTCGAACCCGTTCACCTCGATGGCGAACTGCCAGTTCTGGTACAGACTCTTGGGCATGTTGCCGCTACGCATCGTTCATCACCTCCTTCAGGCGCTCAGGATTTCGGTAAAGCTGCCGCCCGTTGACACGAGGATGAAGTTCAGTTCCACGAACTCCGCCGTCTTCACGGGCTTCACGAAGACGCGGCAGACCAGTTCGTTCCGGTCTATGTGCGCCGGTGTGCTGGTTTCCTCGTCACACTGGACGGCGTACTCGTACAGACCGCCGTTCTCCTTGATGGTCTGGAGGAACGGGTTGATGAGCCGTGCGAGCGCGCGCCAGGTCTGTGGGTTGTTCGGCTCGAACACCACGAACCGGCTGCTCTCGGCCACGGCCTCCTCGATGTGCATCATCAGCCGGCGCACGTTGACTCGGTCCAGGGCTGAAGGCTGGGACTGAAGCGTCTTTTGGCCCCAGACGTTGACGCCCGAATCCGGGAAGCTGGCGATGACGTTGATGCCCTCGGGGTAGAGCACGTCGCGCTCGGCGCGCGAGGTCTTGTAGCCCAGGCCGAGGACGTTGAACACCCGTCCGCGGTCAATGCCCGCCGGCGCGTACCAGACCTGCGTCTTCTGGTCGCTGCGCGCGTAGCAGCCGCACACCGCGCCCGAGGGCGGCACGAGCTTGCGCTGCGACGTGAGTGGGTCGGAGATCTCCAGCCAGGGGTAGTAGAGCGCCGCGTAGCTTGAGTTAAAGGCCGCGTGGGTGTAACTCCCTTGGCCCTTGCGGAAGTCCACAGCCTCCAGCGGATCGAGGGAGATCGGGCACTCGCCGACCAGCATGCAGTCCTGCCTGCCTTCGCAGTAGGCGATACCGGCGTGGATCACCGCGGCGCTGGTCACGCCCGGCACGGACAGCATATTCACCGCGTCGATCTCGTCGAAGGCATAGAGGCCGGTGTGGTTCGATGCGTCGCCGGAGTAGTCGGCATCCGCCAGGCCGGTCAGTCCGTCGTCGCCTCCCGACAATCCGAACTCACCCAGTTCGGGCCGGTCGCCCGGAGCGGGCGTGGTCGAGCCGGCGGCCGCCACGGTGACGTACTCCGACTTCTCGTTGACCTTCAGCTCAATGAAGTTGGGCAAGGACTCGTCCATGGACAAGTCGCGGAAGATCTCGACCACCTGGCCGTTGTCCTTGACCGTCAGATTGAACTCGGTCAAAGGATTGAGCGTGCCGTCGGCGACGGCCGCGGTCAGCCCGTCGCCCCAAGTTCCCTCGTTGATCGCGCTGATATCGAGGGTATCCTGCGCGTCGACGCCGCCTTCCAGGCTCGTCTGGGCCACGGCGGAAGCGACGCCGGAATCCGAGGTGGAGGCCAGCAGCAAGGCCGACGCATCGGTATCTGCATTGACAGCGTCCACGATCTCGTCGGCGGTCGAGATGCCAAGGCCGCCAGCATCCGTGGCCGCGTTGACCGTAATGTCCGTCCCAGCGACCGCGACCGAGAGCGGCGTGCTGTTGCCGGCGACCACAATGGTCACGGTGATGGCGTTGCCGGCGACACCGGACTCCATCGCCGCCCAGGTGATCTCATCCGTACCCGGCGCGCCCGTGGTCTTCGACGCCTTGACGCCGGAGCGGTCCTTCAGCGTGCGCGCGGCCTTCACGGCGGACAGCGTCGCCTTGTCGGTGATGTCCGTGTAGTGGGCGATCCGGTTCACGTAGAGGATGTTGCCGCCGTTGTCGAAGAACGCCCGCGCCGCGTAAGCCAGGTAGCCGTCGGCGATGTACGACCCGTACTTTCTCGCGAACTGCTCCCAGCTAGTCACCAACTGGACCTTGTTGATCGGGCCTCTCTCCGCGACGCCGACGAACCCGGCGGCCGAAGTGGAGATCTGCTTGACGTAGAAGGAGAAGTCCGTCTCCCTCACGTAGAGACCTGGGGAAAGATAAGGACTCATATCGCGTTACCCCCTTTCCTTTTTGTCTTTGCCGTCGGACGTGCCTTTGCCCGGAGCTGTTGCCTTGGGCGGCTGCGCAGGCGCGTCGGGTTTCGGCGGCGAGACCGTTTTCGCCGGCCTGTGTTTCTTGACCTCGCGCAGCGTCAGAAATCGCTTCTGCGCCGCGTTGCGGATTTCGACGGACACGTCCTTGTCGTCGATCTCCGCTCTGCCCCGCGACGCCAGATGCACCGTGCGCTTGGAGTTCGCCAGGTGCAGCGTCAGGGGCTGGAACTTCAGGTTTCGGATCTCAATCATCCGTCCGTCCTCCTATGTGTTCGGCGGCTCGTGCGTCCGCGACTCGGCGAACGTCGATCCCGCGTAATCGAAAATGCGGTCGAGGATCAGCTTGCCTTCGGTGACCTCGCCGCCGTACACCGCGCAGTCCTCGATGCGGTAGCGGCCCGACGACTGCTTCAGATTCGACAGGTTCACGCGGTTCAGGCCGCCGATGGGGACGAGTTCCGTGATCGGCAGCCGGTCGCCGTCGGGCGGGATTATCAACTCCCGCTGGAACGCGAAGAACACCACCACGCCGGCCACGAGGTCGATCAGTTCCGCTTCTTTGTCGGTCGTAGCAATCACGTCGAAGTCCAGGTGGTAGAAACGCGGATACTCCCGTTCCTCGAACGTGAGCGAGTCCGTGTCCTTGACCACCTGCCGGGCCATGGTGCGCCGGGCCTTGTTCTCGACGAGGTGCGGGCCTTGAATCACCAGGCTCGGCGTGCGCTGGACCTCGTAGGCGTCGTCCGGAGGCACCAGGACCGCGTCCTGGAGGACCTCGGCCTTGACCAGCCGGATGAATGTCTCCACCACGTCCCTAACCGAGTACACTGCGAATCGCCTCCCGGTAGTTTTCGACGACCTGGTCGCGATACTTCTCCATCACCGGATGCAGGAACGGCCGCGCCGGAATGACGATCACCGCGCCGTTGGGGTGGTTCATCGTCGCGCCGTACTCCATGATGGCTCCGAGGTTCACCATCTCGTCACCGTCCTTGTTCCGCGTCCCGCGCAGCAGTCCCACGAAGGCCCGGTCGCCCAGGATCAGTTGGGTGATCGAGGCCACGAGAAAGCCCGTATCGATCAGCGCCTTGGACGACCCCTTCTTCCGGATCGTGCTCTCGGCCAGCTTCACGAACGGCTGATCGCCGGGGGCCTGGGACACGATCCCTTTCTTGATCTCTCGAACCAGGAGCATGGCGTTCTTGACCGTGGCCTGGCGTAGCGCCCGGGCCATCCTCGATCCGAGGTTGGTTCCGAGCATCCGCTTCGCCTTGTTCCACTGCCCGAATCGTCTAACCGCCATGATGTTTCACCAGATGAACCGACTTGTGGGTCACCACGCCGAAGAGCCGTTCCTCGACCACCGTGACGACCCGAAACACATTCGTGCCCAGATGGAGCGCGCCGTCGCCTTCAAACCGGAGCCGGTCGTTCACCTCGATGGCCTGCTCCGGCAGCATCGAGACGACCGCGTCCGCGCCGAGCTTCTTGAGCGTCTCAGCGGGCTTGGGCACGAACTCGAACACGATCTCGCTTGCGTCCTCGTACTCCTGTTCGTCCGACCCGTAGAGCCGCTCTCCCGACGTCGGCGGGGTGAGTCGCTGTCCCCGCTGGCCGGCGGCGAGAATCATCTCCCGCACGTCGGCTACGGCAGCCGCCTTCTCAGCGTCGGTCAGAATCGCCATTGCTCACTCCTCGACTTCACTGGCCCGTTCGTAAATCACCGGGTTCAGGTCCGGCGCGGTCAGGATGTCGTCATCCGGAAACGTTCCGGTCAGGCCAGCCACGAGACGCCGATACTGGCTCCAGAGCGAATCGCACATGCTGGCCCACGAGGCGAACCGCTTGCTCTTGTCCACCTTCTTGTCGCCCGACTGGAACATCATCCCGGTCGTGGCCGAAGTGCTTCTGCGCATCCCGGCCAAGAAGGCGTGCGCCGCGAGCAGCAGAAGCTCCAGGTGGCCGTCCGTGAGGTCGGGCGTCAGTTCGGTGTCGCCGAGCGCATAGTCCATGGAAAGGTCCATGTTGACGCGCGTCACGGCACGACCGAGCGCGCGTTTGCACTCGTCGTCCGAGAACACCGTCCCGTCCGGGTCTCCCACGTCGACGCGGAGCTTCTGCAACAAGTCAGTCAGCAGCACCGGCGCTCACCTCCTTGAGCTTCTTGCGCAGTGCGTCGAGCACGGTCTTGCGCTTCTCGGCGCGGAGGATGCCCTGGAGCTTCTCCGGATCGTCCTCGTCGTCGATGTATTCGATGGCCTCACCCGCGGAGAGCCGTTCGTAGTCGGCGGGCACGCTCGGCGGGGGCGCCACGGGCTCCGGCGCTCCGACCGGCGTATCCTCCTGTACCTTCTCGACGAAGCCGCGCTTCAGGGCCGCTTCCAACTGCGGCGTGCTCTTCGGCGCTTCAACCACCTCGCCGGGGGCCAACCGGAGTCTCGCGTCGGCGATCACCAGCGGGCCCGGTCGTCTGCTGCGAATCTTCATGGGTTTTCTCTCCTTTCGGATCAGCCGAGGATCTTGACCTTGGCGCAGATGTCCGGGCGCGTGACGCCCATGCCCAGTTCGCTCCAGATGAGCCATCCGGTCTTGAACTTCGTCTTGCGGTCCACGCTCTCGGTCTTGACCGCCTCGCGCACCGGCATCTTGCCGACCTCTTCGTCGGGCAGGACCAGCACTTCATCGAGGGGCATGGCCGACGTGAGCAGGATGCCGCCGGTGCCGTAGTTCTTGATGACGCCTTTCTGGCGCAACTCGGCCTTGGTTTGAGGATCGAGGTCCCAGTCGCGGATGTCGTTGAACCGGCGACCGCGCATGACGATCCACTTCACCGTCAGTTCCATGTCCTCGAGGATGGAGATGGCCTCGTTGAGGCCGTCGTCCGTGAGGACGGACCCGGTGACATCGACCGTGTTGGCCGCGGGCACGCCCGCGGAGACCACTGAGATCGTCCGGCTGTCGATGGTCTTGCGGATCTCGTCGGCTGCGGACTTCTGGATGTCCACCAGCGTGCCGATGTTGCCGTGCTTGAGGACGGAGATGTCCACCATGGGCGCGCTATGCACGCGGCTCGTGGGGAACTCCACCTCGTCCTTGCCGACCTCCTGCTCGCGGGCCTCGCCGTCCTCGCTGATCCAGTAGGCCTTGAGCGTCGGCTTCTTCTGGTACAGCGGGCGCTCGCCCTTGGGCAGCGTGTGCTTCGTGAGCAGGAGCGAGGAGATCTCCTTGCGCTTGATCTCCTGCTCGATGGGCGGCCCGATGGCCGCGGCGAGGGCACGCAGGCCCTCGGGAGACTCGACGGCCTCGCTCATGAGCGCGGCCATGGCCTCCATGTACTCCTGGGAGTGAACGTCAATCGTCGGAGCTTCCATGTGTCACAGTCCTCCTTCTCAGTTGGGCGCTCAGATGAGCAGCTTGAACTTGAGCACGCCGCCGACCACGCTGATCGCCTCGGCGATGACTTCGTCGCCCGCGACCACGCCAGCGGTGAGCTTGCCGTTGGCCGAGGCCTTCAGTTCGTCGCCGGCGTTGACCGTGCCCTCGAACACGTCCGTGGTGTAGACGCCGCCGCGACACCAGATGCCGGGCATCTTGGCGTCGGCATAGTCCTTGCGCAGGATGCCGAAGGATCGCACCGTCGCGTCGTCGTTGACGGCGAACTGGTCGTTGCCGGCGACCTTCACGATTTGGCCGAGCGTGCCGGCCCCGGACATGTAGCCATCGCCGTAGGCCAGGCCCGGATGGTCCGCATTCAGAAACGCCATGGTTCACACCTCCTTCTGGGGTTTCAGACCTCGGTGGCGACGCGGTCCTTGTAGGCCGCCATCATCCCGGTCTTGAGCTTGTCCTCGAGGGACAGTTTCTTGTCGTCCACGACCAGGGGCTTCACGCCCGCGTCGGTGCGCATCCGACGGTCGTCGGACGCCTTGGCCCCGGTTTTGTCGCTCTCCTGGGCCGGTTTGTCGGCGTCCGTCTTCTTGTCGGAGCCCTTGCCGGCGTCGGCCTTGTCCTCGGCCTCGTCGGCTTTGCCCTCGACCTTCGGTTTGGGCACGCGTTCGTAGGCCGCCTGGGTCGCGGCGAAGGCCTCGTCCGAGAGGCCGGCCAGCCGTTCCAGTTCCTGCTCGCGGGCGTCCTCATCGCCGAAAGCGAAGCCGTCCTTCTCCAGCTTCTGCAGGAGCTTTTCCGCCTTGGCGCGACGCGCGGACGCCTCCTCCTTGGCCTGGAACGCCTCGAGCTGCTTCTGGAGCTCGGCCACCTGGGCCTTGAGCTTCTGGTTCTCGCTCTCGAGCTCCTTGATCCGGGCGTCCTTGGACGGCTCTCCGCCGCCGCCCGTGTCCTTCTTCGCGGCATCCTCAACGGGATGCTCGTCCGTCTTCTTCTCATCCGCCATGGATTCACTTCCTCCTTCCTGGGGGTTACTAACATCCGAAAGGTGGTCCGCTACCTGCTTGATCCGTGCATTCTCGTCGGCTCCTTTCCGGTCCAAGAGGCCCAAACCCGTGAAGGTGATCCCGTGCAGGACCTCGCACACGGGCTTTCCCTGGAACTCCTTGCCCTTGAACTTCTTCAGGTGAACGCAGTACTCGGCCTTGGACTTCACGCGCTTGGAGCAGACCGAGCATTCGCCCTCGTCGTAGTCGCACTCCATGGAGACCTGCGTGATGATCCCTTTGCGCATGAGCTTGTAGGCCAGGCGGGCGTTCTCGTTGTCGGCGACGTACAACTCGCCCACGCACTCGACGCGGCCGCCGGTGTCGTCGTCCACGAAGTCACTGGCTACGATCCCGCCGACGATGTCCCGGAAATCCTGGCTGTGCTTGAGGTCGATCTTCTTGTTGACCGCCGTGGGATGGCGGCTGGACAGTTCCTCGCGCGTGAAGTGGTCGCCGTTGCGATTCGTGCCGGAGTGGCACAGCACGAACGTGAACTCCTTGTCGCCCGAGGGCATGTCGCTGAGATTGATCGCCTGGGCCGATGGTCGGACATCGTCTGAAAAGCTGATCTCGACCGGGAAGGTTGTATGGAAGCCGGGATCGCCAGCGTTCTCGCTGGCCGCCGAGGCCATGCGCTTGGGCCCGGTCGCCACGAACAGGAGTTCCTTGGCGAACTTACCGCCGCGCTTGGCCTCGTAGGGTACGATGCCGTACTGCACGTCGATGGCGCTCACGCCCACCTTCTCATAGTCGTGCGCGAGCATGCCCTTGACCTCGTCCTCGGTCGGGAATGCCTTGTCGCGGTAGCTGATGAGGATCGTGGAAGCGTTCTTGCGCGCGGCGGCGATGAAGCTCTGGAAGAGTTCCTTCATGGACGCTTTGGTGTAACGGGTGCGGGACTGGAAGGCGCGGCGGGTGTCGTCGGTGAGCGTCTTGCCCTTCCACATCGTCATCAGGCCCTCGACGAAGTGGAGGTCGCTCTCGTAATCGTTCGAGCCGAACTCGGTCACATACGGTGGGTCGCAGTAGATGACGTCGGCCTTGACCTTGGGAATGATCTCAAGCACGTCGGCGTTGAAGACGCGGCATTCCTGGCCGTTGTCGAAAACGAGCCGGTTGAGCTGCTTCACATAGCGCCGGAAGGTTTCCGTGAACTCCGACAGCGGCATGTTGCCCAGTTGTGTGTGGCGGGCGCGCTCGTGGTCGTCGCTCAGCCGGCCCCGCATGCCTTTCTTGCTGCGCGAGAACTGGCCGAAGCGCGCCTTGGCCTTGCAGGTACAGCCCAGGGCGGCCAGGGCAATGTCCTTCTTGTAGCCCGACAACTTCTGGATGTTGGCCCAGGTGTTATCGAGCCAGGCGAGGATGGGCCGCGTGTAGTAGTAGCCGTGGAAGTTGTCCACGCAGAACTTGCCAGCCTGGGCATTCGGCTCGAAGAGGGCCTCGACGTCCTCGGGAGTGAGCGTTTCCTTCGAGTTCTCGATGACGGCGCGGGCCAGGTGGTACGGGAACTTCAGCAGGTCGTTGGCATAGACCTTCAGGCCCTTGCGCTTGTAGTAGTAGGCCACGTTGCAGCCGCCGGCGAAGGCGTCGAACAGGCTCTTGGCGTCCTTGGGCACGTGCTTGTCGATCCAGCCCAGGATGAAGTATTTGGACCCCATGAAGCCGGTAACGCGCGGCACGCGCTCCTGCGCGGCGATGGCTTCCAGGATGTCCAGGTCGAACTCGCCGGTCAGGGACAGGAGATCGTGTGTTTCTTCGCCCTCTGCGACGAGGGTATCCGAGGAGGAGTGTGCGTCCTCGGCGTCCTGGGGCAAGGCGCCTTCCGCATCCGCGGCCTCATCCGCGGCGGCCGCCTCCAAATGGGCCGTTCCGTCCTTGGCGTTCTCGGCGATCCACTCCTTGGCGCGATCCAGGGTCCAGCCTTCGGGAGTGTCGTTGGTCTTCCGCGCAAAGCGGTACGCCTGGATGACCATGGACTCCGGATCGTTGCCCTCGAGAACGTGCTCCGGCTTCAGCTTGGCGACGACGATGGAGACGCCGTCCACGCCGTCGAGCGCCTTCCGGCGGAAGGTGTCGGGGCGAAAATCCTTCGGGTCGCGCACGCGGTAGCGGATTTCGCTCCGGGTCTCCTCCCAGATGGCTTCGGCCTGCATGGCGTCGGCGTGGAGCGCCTCGCCAGCGAGGGCAGCCGCGGCCCGCTGCACCTGCGCGCGGCGGCAGATGAAGAGCCTCTCCTTGCCGTGCGACGCGTCGCCGTGGCGCGTGGTCATCATGTACTCGTGGTCCTTGGACTTCACGCGGGAGTCGCGCCCGTGAGTCGCCAAGAGCTTCTTCATCTCCGGCTCGGACGGGTACGCCTGGTCGCGGTAGGACACGAGCCAGTGCGGGATGTGGCGGGCCTTGGCGAAGAAGCCGTCGAAGAAGTCGTGGGCATTGGCCTTGGTGACGGTCTTGTGGGTCGACTTGAAGTTGCGGAGCTTGTTGTCGGTGTCGATCTCCAGCCCGTCCCAGTACGTCATCAGCCCCTCGATGAAGTGGTAGGCCCTCTCGTAATTGGTGGTGGAGAAGTGCGTGGCGTAGGGCGGATCGAAGTAGGCGAGGTCCACCTTGGCCTCGGGCAGGGCTTCCAGGATGTCCTTCTGGAGCGCCTTGCACTTCTGGCCGTTGTCGAAGACCAGGGCGTTGACGCGCCGCGCGGTCTCCTTGACCTTCTCCCGGAACTGGTCGGGGGTGTAGTTGCGCCGCGCCATCTCGGTGGTTGCCGAGAAGTGGCCGAAGCCGCCCGTGATGCACGCCTTGCCCAGGGCGAAGAGGGCCAAGTCCTTCTTGTAGCCGCTTAGTGCGTCGATGTTGGCGCGAATATGGTCGATGATCCCATGCACGCCGGGGCTGAAGTAGATGCCCTTGAACGTCCGCTGCACAAAGTCGCCGGCCTTGGGGTTGGCGGCGACGAGGGCATCGATCTCGGCGTCCGTCAGCCGAGTGGAGTCGTTTTCGATGATGGCGCGCGCCGTGTGGTAGGCGAAGCGCAGCCGGTCGTTGGCGACCACGCGCAGGCCCTTGGTCTTGTACATGTAGCCGACCACCGCAGACCCGCAGAACGCGTCGAAGGCGCTCTTGACGCCCTCGGGGGTGTTGCGCCAAATCCAGTCCACGAGTTTCTGCTTGGAGCCGATGTACGTGGCCACGTACTTCGGCCGCTCTTCCGCGTCGGCGGCCGCGGCTTCGGCTTCCAGCCCCAAGAAGGCCAGGGCTGCGTCGGCCTCCAGCAGGAAGTCGAGCTTCTCGATGTCGGTTGCGAATGTCTCCATCCGTCTCGTCCTCGCCAAAAGAAAAAGCCCGATGCCTCGGAGAGGTTGTCTCTCCAAGACACCGGGCTTGATCGTTCAACGCCTGCTGGCTTTCCCGTCAGGCTTGAGTCATCAACGCCGTCTGAAACTACTTCAGGCTATCAGCGAACTTCCTGACTACCTCCCTTGCGCGCTCAATACACTCGAGTCTTTCCTCTTCGGGGATCGCCTCAACCGTTCCGGCGTCTACTGGTGCATGTCGTTGGTCAAGTTCGGAACGATTGGCTCTTGACATGATGAAGTCTACATAGTTCTTCGACAGACCGATCTGCGAGAGTTCCTTTCTGCCGCCAACGTGATGCTGAACGACCTCGACCGCCTTGTATAGGTGAGCCAACGTGTTCCCTGGCTGCAGTATGGCTCGTATGAAGCTCTCAACGGAATGCAGCAGCGTGGCATTCGCCTCAAGTTCCGCCGCGATATCATGGTCACCGTCTGCAAGCGCTGATCGGATGATCTCATCACGGACAGCACCCATGTCCCATTGGTCTGGCTTCATAGGCTTGAGGCCAATTAGGTCACGCCCGTCGCCGATGGCGATTGTGTCGGAGACATGAATTGTCACGATACCAGGCTTCGTTTCTCTCACGTCATTGATGTCGAAGGAGAGGGCCCCCATTCGTGTCCACACACATCGACTCGCCAATGCTGGCAAAAGGCTCTTAACGTGCGCACGAAAGTCCTCGCCGTCAGCATACTCCCCATTGCTCGTTGCCTTCAGCAGTCCAGGAGATACTTGCTCGATGGTCAAGTCGTTCACATGCTCAACGGGCCAAGCACGACTATCGTCGTCACCTATGACTCTGAGATGTGCTTCAAATACCATGGCTACTTCCTCAGGACTCTTGAGCCCCGCTCTCAGGCGGAAGGTTCTTGTACTCCCAAACTCGTCGAGTTTCCGTCTCGACGTGCGTCACCTTCCCGTGCTCGAAGCGTATTGTAACCGATCCGTAGAACCTGTCCAGAATGAGCTTCGCCAGGAAGTGGAAGAGTTTCTCGCCCGTATTCATCGAATCTTCCCCTCCCGTATCCGCTTGAGCAGGTCGGCGAACAGCGCGTCGCGGTTCGGGTACTCGTCCGTCTCGACGATCTTCGAGCGCATGCCATCGTAGGGCGAGATCGTCTGCTGGTGGTATTCCAAGAGCGACCGGTCCAGGTGCGTCACGCCGCTCTCGATGATCCGGTTGATGATCCAGTCGGCCTCCTCCTGCTCGTCGGGGTACTCCGGCAGCATGCGGATCTCCAGGTCGAGGCCGGAGCCTTCGCCGAGGCACCAGACCCCGATGGGCCGGTACTCGCCGCCGACCAGCCTGTACTCGATCATATAGTGGAACTTCATTCGTCTCCCCCCTCGGCCATGCGCGTGTACTCCTCGACCAGCTGCCGATCAATCCGCTCGAACTTCTCCCGCTCGCCGTCCTTCTGGACGCGCCAGCGGTCGAACACCGCCTTCACTTCGGGATCGATGTCCGGCTCGATCACGTTGACCGTGTACATGTTCCCGTGCTCGTCCTTGATGATCGCCCAGGACTTCTCGTCCTGTGCAATGCCGGCCTTGCCGATCATGTGGGCGTACTGCATCCCCTGGTCGTAGCCGACCTCCTTGAAGAGCAGGTCGTACCGCCACTGCTTCACCTCGCCCTGGGAGTCCACATGGGGCAGCGCGCGCAGCACCACGAAGCCGTCGACCTCGAAGCGCAGCGAGCCTCCGTCCGGGAAGGTGATCTGCATCGTTGCGCCCGGATCGCAGACGCGGTCCAGCGCCTCCTGGACGCGTTGCTTCTCGGCCTGAATCGTCTCTTGCAAGTTCATCGCGCGACCACCAACTCCTCGATCTTGCGTCCGTCCGGTAACTGGGCGATCCCGCGCTTCTTGAACGCGGCGATCACCTTCGTTCTCTCTGATGCATTACGTACCGCGACGACCTCGATATTGTCGAGAAGTGTCACGGAATACTTGAAAATCGTCTCGTCAGACCCGCCGCGCTCGGCGATCTTCTTCCAGTCCGCGACGCCGCTGCGACGGCTCTTGTGGACCGTGTCACCCGTGACACGACCGTACTTGTCGCCAGTGTAGGTGATCGCGTCCATGCGCCGGAGCATGCGCTTCTTGAAGTAGAGGCCCGGCTCGCGGGATCCGCCGCGTTGACCGGGAAGCTTCCGAATGCGGGTGAAGAAGTATGTCGCGCCGCCGGTGTTCATGTCTTCCTGGGGCGACATGCCGCCCGGCTTGACGCCGATGCGCATCTTCTCGACGGTGGACGCCATCGCACCGTTGCTTCCGAGTATCTCGTCCATGAAGGTCGGCAGGCTGCCGTCGTCGGTCAGCCGGTGGTAGAGGCCGTATCCGGGCAGTTGGCGGTCCAGTTCCTCGTTCGAGACGTCGAACCGCATCTGGTGGCGATAGCCGGCCTGGCGCTTCGGATCGTCCCACTGCGTCTGGTACTCGCCCAGTGGGTTGTAGCCGGGCATCCTGGTCAGGTCCGGCACACCGAGTTTCTTCTCCCAGAACCCCCGCAACGCCGCGATGCGCTCCTCCTTGCTCGCGCCGCGACGGTCGAGGTCTCGAAGCGTCTTCTTGTACGGGGCCGTGGTATCGGCCTTGACGACGTATGCCTGCTTCTGGAGGTACATCAACTCCGCGTCCTGAGGCGTGGCGATGGTCGCCGTAATGCCCATTCGGTCGAGGCGCGTCATCATCTGATCGAACTGCTTCGGATCGGCGTCTCCCGGCAGGTGAATCTCGAACTCCCCCTGGTGCGCGTAGTAGTTGCCGTTGACCCAGGGCCTGTAGCTCGCGCGCATACCGTCGCCAAGGTCGATCTCGTACTGGACGCCGTCCTTCATGGCGCGGCCGAACACGTCGCTGGTTGATGCCGTCTCGTCGACCACGGAGACATCGCCGTTGCGTATCTGCCGCAGCGGCATGCGGACCTTGGTCTTGCGCGCGGTGATGCCTTCGACGGGCTTCTTGCGGTCGGGCTTGCTCTCGAACCGCTTCTTGTACTGCACGAACGTCCCCTGGTACTTGGCATCCGCGGTCGCGCCGTCGAGCACCTTGCGACAGTCGGCCAGGTACTGATCGGCCATGGCCGCCACGTCGCGGTCCTTCGACTTCCGCAGCCGCTCGAGGCCGGGGAGGATGTCGCGTACCGCCTGCAGCTTCTGCTTGTTGTACTCGAGGTCGCCCTTGGCGACATGGCTGTTGACGGTCTTGATGCCCGCCAGGATCGTGTCGTGGTACTTGTCGTCGGGCAGCGAGTCGCCGACGAGCGTCACCAGGCTGTCGTCGGAGGTGAGCGCCAGGTTCTTCAGCATCTTGGACTCGGCCTCGGGCCTGATCTTCATGCGGACCACGGTGCGTCGCTTGCCGCCGACCGTCTCGGTGAAGACGAGGGCGTTCTGGTCCTCGACGTCCTCGACGTCAAAGGGGATCACCTTGCCTTGCCAGCCGGCGCGTTTGGCATCTTGGAGCATCTCGATCTCAGCCTTGCCCAGCTGGCCTCCCGCCTTGGGCCCCGCGTCCTCGAAGCGGAAGTCCTTCTGTCCCAAGACGCCGCCGTAGAACTGCTCAAAGTCGCGCCGGATGTGCTGCTTGCGTTCCAGCGCCGTGCGATAGAACGCCTCCTTCTGAGCTGCCTTTCTGCCGAATCGGCGATCTGCATACGGAGCCAGGAGCGCGCGGTAGTCGTCATCCGAAATGCGCTCGACCTCGCGGATGTACCGCAACGTCTCGGCAGGATCGAACTTGACCTTGCCCTGCTTCGCCGCGCGGAAGACCGTGTTGTAGTACGGTTCGCTCTCGCCGTGCGCCTGATTCGGGTGATAGTCGATGCTCAACCGGTCGTCGCCCAGGAACTTGAACAGCTGTCCCTTGTCGATGCCGTGAACGCGCCCGTCCCGAGTGCGCAGGAACTGCTTGCCGTGGCCGTCGTGGTTGCTGATGAGCCAGTCGACCACGTGCTCGCGCTGGAGTTGCGCTACGTCGGACGGTGTCAGATCCGCCGGATCGACCCCGGCGAAGTCCTTCTTGGCCGCCAGGCCCGTGCGCCACTTCTGGATGGAGCCGACCTTGCCGTCGAGCGTGACGACGCGCACCTCAATGGCTTCCGGATCGATGAGCCGCCCGATCCGGTAGGCGGCCTCATCGCCGTGCGCACGGAACTCCTCTTCCGCCGGCTTGAACAGCCACTTCTCGCCGTTCTCGTCGGTGTAAAAGTACTTGGTGTGTGCGCCTTCGATCTCGGCCTTGCCCTGGAAGGTGAAGTTGTTGGGCTGGCCCTTCTGCTTCCATGCCTCGTCAGAGGCGACGAACTCCGAGCCTTTCTTGGGCTGGACGGTCGCGGCGGGTTGCGGCGGCTCCGGCGCGGGCGCGGGCTTGGGCGCGGCGGGTTGCTTCTTCTTGGCCTTCTTCGATCCGTGCTTCTCGGCCCATTTGCCCCACTTGGCCTCGATCTTGTCCTTGGCCTTTTGAACCTTGGCCGGGTCGGTCTCGGTGAAGAGCGCAACGAGATCGCCCTTGGCCGCCCACTGGTAGTGGTGGACCTTGGTCTTCTGTGCGAGCTTCTTCAGCTCGGAGCTCGACATCGAGGCGATCTGCTGATGGAATACCTGCTTCTTGACGGCGAGCGCCGAGGCGTGGGACTGCACCGCATCCTGGGGCACGATGCCCGACTGGGCGATCTGGTCCTCGGCCGACTTCACCGACGCGAGGAAGGAGTCGTAATCCGCCGGATCCTCGGGCACTTGGACGGCGGCGGTCTTGGCCTCGAGGTGTTCATTGGCGTGGGCGATCTTGACGGCGAGTTCCGCCTGGTCGGCCTGTTTCTTCGCCTGCTCGGCGGCCGCTTGTCCCGCCTGCTTGTTGAGGGCGTCGATCAACTGCTGCTTGTTCTTGAGCGCGCCGATGCCGTACTTCTGCTTCGCCGCGGCCAGGGACTTGCCGCTCAGGTGGGAGTGGTCGACGCCGAGCTCGATCTGGTCCAGATGGTCGATGACGTCCTGCTTCGTCATGTGGATCGAGACGCCCTCATTGAGGGCCTGCTGCTGCAACTCCTTGACCGTGAACTGTCCATAGCCGCCTGGCGGCGTAACCGCGTCGATGGTCTGCTTCTGCGCCGCGGCCGCGTGTTTCGCCTTCAGCAGATCGAGCAACTCCTGCTTGGTGCGCAGCGCGCCGATCTTGTACTCGGAGAGTTTCTGCTTGAGCGCCTGGCCTCCGAGGTGGGAGTGACTCACGCCCGGCTCGGCTTGGTCAAGCAGCTTGATGAAGTCGGCCTTGGTGCGGGCGACGGACACGCCATTCTGCTTCGCGGCCATCTGCGCCTGCTTGGCGGTCAGGTTGTCGAAGTTTCCGCTCTTGACGGCGTACTTGACCGATTGCTCGTCCGCCGTGACCTTCGCCGTCTCCGCCGCAACGTCGTCCGGCGACAGGATGCAGCTCTGCTGTGCGGGCGCGGCGTGGCTTACGAGCGGCTGAGAGCCACAGATGGGAAGGTCCACGACGGCCGTGTGTCCGCAGCGGCAGTTCGGATGCTTGGGCTGGTTCGGGAACTTACCGGTGGGGTAGACCTTGCCGTCGAGAGGCTCGCACTCGGGGCACATGCGCTCGTCGTCCATGGTCATCCATTCGAGCTTGCGCACGCCCACCGTAGAGTAGAACTTCCGCTGACCCTGGCTGTGGGCCCGCATGGTTTCCGTCCGCGCGATGAGTTCCATGCGGGTCTGCGCCTTGCCGAAGACCTTCTTGCCAGCGTGGCGGAACGCCTCCTTGTCCGTGACGACGGTCCCCATCTCTTTGACGATGTCCTTCACCGACATGCCTGTGGCGATGCCGGTCTGGACGACGCGGTTCAAGCCATCGGCCAGTTCGCGGGACACGTCGCCGGTCAGTTGCATGTTGAAGCGCGTCATGAAGTCGAGGGCCGAGGTGTCGATGACGGTGAAGACGTTCGTGGACATCTTGTCGATGCCGTTCGGCCCAAGGTCTTTGTAGAACGGCAACTGTGCGGCCACGAATTCCTCGATGCCGTGGCCGATGCCGCGCTTGAAGCTGCCCGTCGAGGCGTGCTTTAGGATCAACCGGTGCTCGTCACGGACCTGGGCGGCGATGGTGCGGATCTCGCCCTGGAGCCGGCGGAGCGACCGCTGGTTGGCGAGTCTTCCTTCCGGCATGTCGCCCAGTGTGGTGGTGTGGAGCAGCGCGGCCTTTACGTCCTTCTCGGCGCGCGCCAGTACGCCGGTCACCCTGGCGGCGGTCTTCTCGCCGTAGGCGTTGCGGTTCCTGTAGGCCCGTTGCGCCCATTGCCGAATCCGCTGGGACTGCGGCTTGGGCGCGGATCGGGCGCTGAGGATGTCCTCATCCCATTCCGGCGCGACGCCCACAGGTTGTTCCAGCGTCAGCGGCATTCGGCGCAC